ATCCATCCCTTCTGGAAATTTAACACTTAAATCCCCATAAATAGAATCTACTGGTGGAGGTGTAGGCTCTCCTCCTCCTGCTGGAGGTGGTGTAACATCCCCAGTTCCCGAAAGTGCCGATCCTGGCTCACCCTCTAATAATAAGTGTCTAAATCCGTTTTTAAAGTTCAAAATAATTCTCCTGGTCTTTCTGTTTCTGCTCTAATAGTTCTACATAAGCTTCTGGACTTACGTTTAGTTGTTCTAACATTCTGTGTACGATAGATTTAGCTCCATCATTGTAGGCCATACCTATTACAGTCGGATTCTTATAATCTACTGAAGGCCCTAAAAGACCTACCGAATCTATAAGATCAAACAAAACAGCTCTCCCCTCTGGAGAGGAGAATGTTTTATCGTATGCTGCTTTTACTTTCTTTGCTTTTTTACCCAGTAGATCCATTTCCTGCTTCCTCTAGTTTCTTGATAGTGTCAGCTTCTTGATTCTGACTTTCAGCTTGTTGTTGCTGTGCTATCTGTTGTTGTCTCTGCTCTCTTATCTTCTTAACTTCTGACTCGCTTCTCATCAAGTCAGGGCTAACATTGTATATCTTAAAGTTACGTCTTAGCAACTTATCACCATCGATTAAATCCATTACTTCTGGCTGGCTTCCTACCACAAAAGCTGTCGAATTAATAGCTCTAACTACGTTCTCAGACTGAGTAATTAACTGAGCTTGAGCAATAGTAGATCTGTATTCAATCTCTAGGTCAAAATCCCCGCCTTTATCGGCTAGGAACTCTTCTAGTTTAGCTGGCATCTCATCATAGATTCCTGCTTTTCCTAGTACATGTACTGTTCTATTGATAGTCGGCTTAAGTAATTCTGTATCCATACGACCAAGTTGAGGCCCCATAAATCTGATCTGCTCATCTCTCCTCTGTAGAGTTTCAGTAGCAGTCATTCTATCTTGAAGTGGAGTTACTAGTTTATCTAACATGAAATGTTTCTTAATCATGTTGTGTACTTGCTCGAGGATATCTAGACCTACTTGTGGATTACCCCCAGTAAATAGTGGCTCCATTCTGTCTTTAGATCCAGCTCTATAGTAATTAACCCCAAAAGGTTTAATCTGTGGAGGAGTTAAGAAACCATTGTCAGGTATTTGCATCGGTGGAGCTATTGCTAGTTGGGCTCCTTGGATAGTTACCTTCTTCATAGCATTGGCCATCTTAATATCAGCTAATGTTTTCATTGCTGGAGAGCGACCATAAGTTTCTACATTAATCTTAGACCAACGAGGAGTAGCATATGGCCATACCTCAAAACCAGATTCACGTAAATACTTTCCATTCTCTTTAAGTACATGAGTTGAAGATATAGGGAAAGCTTTATTTCCTACTTCACCTTTCATTTCAGCAGCAGATCTCTTGGCCACCTGGTGAATTATCTTAAACTTCTTATTAGGATTAGCTTTGATCTCTTTTTGGATATAATCCAAAGTCTCTGCATCCATACTCTCTTCAAATTCTTGCATTACTTGACGACCATCGAACTCGTATTCACGAGATACGAAGTCTATAATACCTCTATTGTTCTCTCTCAAAACTAATTCATAGATAGGCTCAGAATAGTATCTAACTCCTGTCTCTTCATCGGCTTCAATCCTAAGGCTTGCAGTCCCTATCGAACCTAAATCTAAATATACTTCATGGATCTCAGTCTGAAAGTTAGACTGATTCATTGCTTTAATTGTCTTTAATGTTGAGTTAAATAGCCATTTAGCTACTTCTTCATCCTCATCTACTTTGGCATCACCTGTAGATAGTCCGAACCAGATAATACTAGGGTTAGTAAGCATACCATGAAGAGCTGCAGCAAGATCATCATTAGCTGCAATTGCCTCTGTATCGAATAAAGTGTTTGTGACTTTCTCGCCTTTAACATGCTGACCGTATACATTATCTTTCCTCGGGACTACATACCTAGCTACCTGTGACCAATGGCTATCCCATGTAGTCCTATCATTTTTCAATTGTTCATGTAGTTTTACAAGGGCCTTATTAATTCTGATGTATTATCCTGTAATGTTGGATTAGAAGCAAGTACTGAAGTTGTTAAAGCTTTAATTCTCTTCAACTCTTCTCTCTGCTTCTTAGCCGCTTCGTCATTTAGTATTGCCATTGTCTAGGCCAATACAGAAGTTAAGACTGATTGCTGAGTGTTACCACCTGCCAATACAGATCCTATTGAAGTTAACTTACTAGCCCCTGGTCTTTTCTCTATTTCTTCCATTGCCTTAGACTTCTTAATTACAGACTCTATTTGCTTGTCTAGTTCAGAGATCCGGACGTTTGTTTCGTCCATAGTTAACCCAAGGTTTCCAGCCTGTAGCTCCCTCTTCTTACCTGCAAGTCTATCTATTTCAGATCTACTATACGTGAGGGTTTCTTTATTTCCGTTAGTGTCTACTTCGAAAGCCATAATTTCTCCAATTTACCAATCTAATATATCATAATCTGAATCTACTGTCCTAGCAAGTCCATTTATATGGTCAATCCTACCAGAGCCGAATCCTGGAGCATAATCACAAGCAAAGTATCTAAACCCATCAGCCCCGTGAGAAGCCCAGTTATGCAGGGGTTTGTCTGAATACACCTTTAACTTAGTGTCGAACTTCCTTTCGTAGGCAGCAAGTGCCTTTATACCATGTTCACAATTAACTCGGTCAAACCAACACTTGGGAAGTATTTGCCTAACAGCATGAATATCTTCTGCCACATTCTTTGATCGAGGCATTATCTCTATATCTTCTAAACCGCATTCTCTAAGAAATTCCGTCCTAGTACGACCTGTTGATAGCTCGTGGTGTTCGGCATCGTGGGGTAATTTGTGAGATCCGTACCTGTAAGGTTTTGCATCAATCTGCTCCACGTACCATTCCAGACCCTTTCCGTGTTCTTCCAAATAATCGATAACATGTATTTCTCTCCCTACTTCTTGAACAAACCATATCGATGTAGAGTCATTAAACCCAAGATCCCAATAAGTAACAACAGGCACATGTGAATCGTAAGGAACACCGGTAATGCGGCCCTCACGTCTAGCTTCATCAATATATCGTTGATAGTATTTCCCACTTGGGGCAGCGTTGAAATCACAAAGGAACTCCTGTCTATAGGCTTCATCTGACATAGTGTCACGAAGCATTTTCATTTCATCTTTATTAATAATACCTGTAGTCTCTGCAGACTGTAAGGTTGTATACCAATCATCGGGATTAGATAGGGCATAATCGTAGATATCCTTAAAAGCATTCTCACCTTTTGGAGTACCAATAATTACTTCCCATCCCTGTCTATCTGAAATAGTAGGTAATAAAACCTTATCACGAACATCTGGATGCATATCTGCATACTCATCCAGTGCATATCCGTCAAAGTACAAACCCCTCATAGCATCAAAGTTCTCAGCACCGAAGAGATATATTTTACAAATACCTCTTGGATGTGGGAAGGATGCTCGAAGTTTCTGCTCATTGAACTTAACTCCAGGTATATCTCTTAAATAATCCTTTAGATACTGCCACGCTATGTTCTCAACCTGAGCTCTAGTAGTGGCAATATATCCAAATTGTGGATTAGTTAGCGGCTCCCCAGTAAGAGGACACATGGCATCGAACTTAATCGCCTTATTAATAAGGTGATTAATAGTCCAAACTGTCTTACCACCTCTTCGGTGAAAGACTAGTACGTTATGTCGCTTAGCTTGGATGTGCGCTTTCGCCTGCCAATCCCTGGGCACATAACCTGTATGTATCTTCTTAACCTTTGGAGCTGCCATTATTTAACCTTTGCTCTCACTGCACAGTCTTTGGCCTCAAGAAGTTTTCTCAATCCTGCTGTCGTTTCTGCAATATCTAGGCACTCATCTATCTGAGCATTTGCCATTGCATAAGCTAAGGCTTCAAAAGCCCTTGCTATAGTCCCTACCCATTACTCTTCCCCTACTACAACCCAATCCATTGCTAATAGATCTGATTGACTTGCAACCCAAGGAACTAAATCCCCATCAGCTGTCTTCATGAATATATAAGGTCTTGTCATTTTAGAATGTTCATCAGGCCTTTGCATCTCTATATGCATCCCTTCGCCATTCCATCCCACTCTAGCCATCTTCGCCACTGGGCTATTTGCAAACATACCTAATACCATTGCAAATCCGTAACTCTGTTGGGCACTCCCTACAGTACATCCTCTCATTATAGTACATCCTCTTCAAGATCTAGTTCTTTGATTAACTTGTTCTGCATCTTAACTTTATTCTTTACGTTACCGAGTTTAACCTTAAGCTCTTTAGCTACAACTCTAATCTCTTGTGGCTCCATAGATCTGATCATCTCAGCATTGAGTAATGGTTCAGCTACTACTTCCAGTTCCGTATCTTCTTCTGTACTTACTTCTAAGTTCGGCTCTGGTTTCTTTACTGTAGGACTTTCCACTGATTTTGATTTCGTTGGGAATGTCTTGTACTCCATGTTCCCGCTTGGGCCTATCACTCTTCTTTTTATTGTCATCTGTCTTCTCCTTCAATTGTTTCCGTAAGGTTACTACTTCTTTCTCTAGTTTGTCTAATCTCTCTAATATCTCTTTGAATAACTGCATATACATCCATATAACATCTGAATAACATCTATATATAAATTGTACTTGACTCTCATATAATATGGAACTAATATATTCTCAGTCCCACAGGTAGCAAGGGAAGTCAAAATAAACACTATCTAGAACTTCTCTAACTTTTTTTCTGAAAATACAATATTAGCATTTATATAAA